CCGGCGGTACTGGCGGCGATGGCGGCGGGGCCGGCACTCCCTGAGGAGAAGATTCAAAATGGCGAAATTTTATGGATCGGTAGGCTATGCTGAGACCATTCAGACCGCGCCTGGCGTGCATGAGGAGCAGATCGTTGAGTATCCGTACTACGGCGATTTGACCCGGAATGCACGCCAGCTTCAGTCTGGGGAGTCGTTCAACGATGACATCAATGTCGCGAACGAGATCAGCATAGTCGCCGATCCGTTCGCCAGGGAGAATTTCCACAAAATGCGGTATGTGACGTTCATGGGGGCGAAGTGGAAAATTTCAAGGGTCGAGGTGGGCTATCCGCGGCTGATCCTGACCATCGGAGGGCTGTACCATGAATAGGCGTTATGAGCTCCAGGCGGTTCTGGAGGGCATTCTCGGCTCCGGGAATGTGTATTTCCAGCCGCCGGAGAACCTGAAGGTGCGGTATGACTGCATCGTCTATGAGCGGAGCGAAATCGAAACTGTCCACGCGGACAACGCCCCTTATCGCCTGCTGGACCGCTACCAGGTGACAGTCATCTACAAGAACCCGGACAGCGACCTCCCTCACCGCCTCGCCATGCTGCCCATGTGCACCCATGACCGCCATTTTACAGCGGACAACCTGAACCACGATATTTTCAACCTGTACTATTAAAGGAGGAAATCCGAAATGAGTAGAATCGTATGGGACAAGACCGGTGAGCGTTTTTACGAAACCGGTGTTGATCGCGCTGTCCTTTACCCCATCAGCTCCGCCGGCCTTTACAACAAGGGCGTGCCCTGGAACGGCATCACCGGCATCACCGAGAGCCCTTCCGGCGCGGAGCCCAACAACCTCTATGCCGACAACATCAAGTACCTGGTGCTGGTGGGCGCTGAGGACTTCGGCCTGACCGTCGAGTGCTACACCTACCCCGACGAGTGGGAGGAGTGCGACGGCTCCGCCGAGATCGCCCCCGGTGTGGTCGCCGGCCAGCAGAACCGCAAGGTCTTCGGCCTGAGCTACCGCACCAAGCTGGGCAACGATGTGGACGGTCAGGACCACGGCTACAAGCTGCACCTGGTCTACGGCGGCCTGGCCTCTCCCTCTGAGCGGGGCTATCAGACCGTCAACGACTCCCCCGAGCCCATCAACCCCAGCTGGGAGATCACCACCACTCCCGTGGACGTTCCCGGCTACAAGCCCACTGCCCGCCTGATCATCACCTCCACCAAGGTCGATCCCGCCAAGCTGAAGGCCCTGGAGGACATCCTGTACGGCACCGAGGATCAGGACGCCCGCCTGCCTCTGCCTGAGGAGGTCATTCAGCTGCTCAAGCCTTCCGTGGCTGTGACCGCCTCTCCTGAGAGTGCCGACGCCACCCTGTTCGGCAAGAAGGTGTCCGACCTTCAGACCAATGTCGCGGTGGGCGCGGACAGCATCACCGGTACGCTGAAGAACGTGACCGGCTACACCGAGTTCAGCAGCAAGCCCGCCGAGCAGTCCGGCCATTACCTGGCCCTGAAGTTCGACGTGACTCCGACTGACGCCGTCACCACCGTGGAGCTGGTGGGCGGCACCAAGGGCCCCGTGACCCTGAACGCCGACAAGAATATCGTCCTGCTGATCAAGAACAACACCCAGAGCGTCAAGGTGACCTCCACCAAGGACGGTTCCTCCGTCACCAAGACCTACGCGCTGACCAACCTGACCCTGGAATCCTAACCACCCCAACCCAAAAGCGGGGCTCTCTTCTGATATGTACCCAGTAAAGGGGGTACATATCATTCACCGAGGGCTCCGCTTTCTTTTTATTTTTGAAAGGAGAAAACTGCAATGCTGAAGAAAACCATGACTTACGAGGACTACAACGGTGTTCCCCGCACCGAGGACTTTTACTTCAATCTGACCCCCGCTGAGGTGACGGAGATGGAGCTTTCCGTGGATGGCGGTCTGGTGGAGATGATCAACCGCGTGGTCGCGGCCCAGGACGGAAAGCAGATCATCAACGTGTTCAAGGACATCATCCTGCGGGCCTATGGCGAAAAGTCCCCCGACGGCAAGCGTTTCGTCAAGAATCAGGAGATCCGGGACGCCTTCGCCCAGACCAACGCGTACAGCGACCTGTTCATGGAGCTGGCCACCGACGCCAAAGCCGCGGCCGCATTCGTCAACGGCGTCATCCAGCAGCCGAAGAAGGCCCCCGCGCCCGCCCCGCAGAACTGAGTTTGAACAGGGGGGCCGGAGATGCTGGAACTTGTGGTGCCTAAATCAGAGCAGTATGACGACGACAGCGGCTGCTTTATTACGACCAAGGAACAGACCCTTCGTCTGGAGCACTCTCTGGTCTCCCTTTCAAAATGGGAGGCGAAGTGGCACAAGCCGTACCTGTCCACCAAGTCGAAGACGGTGGAGGAGCAGATCGACTACGTCCGCTGCATGACCCTGACCCAGAATGTTGACCCCAATGTCTATACCGCCATTACACCCCAGCTGCTGGCGGTGGTCAAGGACTACATCGAGGACTCCATGACGGCCACCACCTTCTCGAAGGAACAGAGAGGCCGCCGGGGGAGGGAAATCGTGACGGCGGAGATCATCTACTACTGGATGATCTCCCACCAAATCCCCTTCGAGTGCCAGAAGTGGCATTTGAACCGGCTGATGACGCTCATCAACGTATGCAGCGCCAAGACTGGCCCGCAGAAGAAGATGAGCCAGAAGGATATTTTCGCACAAAACCGCGCCCTGAACGCGGCGCGAAGGAAGAGAGGAAACACAAGGGGGTGACGCCATGTATGAAGAACGGATCTGGAGATTCCTGAAGGGGAAGCTGCTTTCCGACTGCGGAGCCGCCGGACTGATGGGAAACCTCTACGCCGAAAGCGGGCTGAACCCCGTCAATCTCCAGAACACCCATGAGAGGAAGCTGGGGCTCTCGGACAAGGAATACACCCAGCAGGTGGATTTCGGACTTTACGCCGACTTTGTCCATGACGGAGCGGGTTACGGCCTTGCCCAGTGGACCTTCTGGAGCCGGAAGCAGAACCTGCTGGCCTTTGCCAAAAGCAGGGAGAAGAGCATCGGCGATCTGGAGACGCAGCTGGAGTTCCTGTGGAAGGAGCTGACGGAAAGCTACGCCTCCCTGGCGCAGATGCTGCTGAGTGCCAGTTCTGTCCGGGCCGCTTCCGACGCGGTCCTGCTCCAGTTTGAACGCCCGGCCGACCAGAGTGAGACGGCCAAAGCCCGCCGGGCTGCCTACGGGCAGAAGTATTACGACCAATTTGCAGGAAAGGAGGCGGCCGCCATGAGCAACAGTCCATTGGTCTCCTACACAAAGCTGTCCCCTAACCATTCCGGTAGGCGCAAGCACGCCATCGATACCATCTCCATCCACTGTATGGCCGGTGATTTGACGGTGGAGAGCTGCGGAAACCTGTTCGCCAGCCCAAGCCGGAAGGCCAGCAGCAATTACGGGATCGGGAGCGACGGCCGGATCGGACTCTATGTGGAGGAATGCAATCGCTCCTGGTGCACCTCCTCCAGCTCCAACGACAACCGGGCCATTACCATCGAGGTGGCGAACAACGGGGGAGCCAACCAGGGATGGCCGGTATCTGACGCGGCTTATCGGTCCCTGATCGCCCTCCTGGTGGACATCTGCCGGAGAAACGGGATCAAACGGCTGCTCTGGAAGGGCGACAAGTCGCTGATCGGGCAGGTGGATAAGCAGAACATGACCGTCCACCGCTGGTTTGCGGCAAAGGCGTGCCCAGGGGACTGGCTTTACAGCCGCCACGGGCAGATCGCCGATGAGGTAAATGCAAAACTGTCTGAGGAGGACGAGGATATGGACCAGACAAAATTCAATGAGATGTTCTCCGCCGCCATGACGGATCATCTCAAAGGTCTTCAGAACAACAACTGCGGCGACTGGTCCCAGGAAGCGCGGGACTGGTGTATAAGCGTCGGGCTGTTTGCCGGAAACGGAACCGCAGTGGACGGAAAGCCGAACATGATGTGGCCGTCCGGGCTGACCCGTGAACAGGCCGCCCAGCTCTTCTACCGGCTTGCGAAGATGGTGGGGCTTGCGTGATGAGAAATCGTACAAGCCGAACCAGAGGCAAAGCTGGAAGAAAGCCGGACCTGTCGCAGTTTTCAAAATGGATGATCGCCGACATTCGTCCCCTGCTGTGGGTCGTGACTGTCGGCGGTTTTTTACTGGCCTTTTACTGTGTCTACAAGGGATACACCGGCGCGCTTCCGTGGATCGGCGCTATGGTGGGGCTCCCCTGGGGCGCCCATGGCATGGTGTGCAGCTTTTATCTGAACCTGTGCAAATCCGACCACCGGGAGGGCGGCATCACCTTTGAAACGGCAAAGGCCGCCAATTTCAACACCAATGTTTCACAGACGCCGGTAGGCTCCGTGGAGAGCCCGGCAATTTAAGGAGGAGTATCGATGACTGCGGAAATCATTTCCTCGCTGCTGATGCTTGTTGGCGGAATCACCATCCTGACCAACATCATCGTGCAGGTGGTCAAGAGCATCACCTGGGACAAAATTCCCACAAACTTGGTTGCGCTGTTCGTATCAGAGGCGCTGACGCTGGCCCTGGGAGGGGCCTATGCCTCGGTAAAGGGCATCGACATCGCCTGGTACATGGTGGCGGCCGCCATCGTGGTGGGGCTGATGTCCGCCTATGCGGCCATGTTCGGCTTCGATAAATTCAAGGAAGCCATCGAGGGCTGGAAACAGAAAAGCTGATCTTGAAGGAGGTGGCCGAACGTGATCCATTTCAGACATACGGGGGATTTCTCGAAGCTGACCCGGTTTATGGAACGGGCAAAGGAGGCCGTCCGTCTCGGCGATCTGAACAAGTATGGCCGGGCGGGGGTGGCGGCCCTCTCGTCCGCAACCCCGGTTGACTCCGGAGAAACGGCCGCCTCCTGGTATTACGAGATTACCAACAAGAACAACACCATCACCATCTCGTTTCACAATTCCAACATTCAAAATGGAGTCCCCATCGCCATCCTTCTCCAATACGGGCATGGCACGGGGACCGGAGGCTGGGTACAGGGAAGAGATTACATCAACCCTGCGATCCAGCCTATTTTTGACCAGATAGCAGAATACGCCTGGAAGGAGGTGACTCGGTCATGAGCAGGACGATCGACGAGAGAATCGTTGAAATGCGGTTTGATAACCGGCAGTTCGAGCAGAACGTGCAGACCAGCCTGTCTACGCTGGACAAACTCAAGCGGGGACTGGACCTGGACAACGCCGCCAAGAGCCTTGACGGGCTTGGGGACGCGGCGAAGCGGTGCGACATGTCCGTCCTCGGCAAGTCTGTGGAGACGGTCCAGGCCAAATTTTCGGCGTTCCAGGTCGTCGCCATGACGACTCTTTCCAACATCACCAATTCGGCGGTGAACACGGGAAAGCGGCTCGTGTCCGCCCTGACAATCGACCCCATTAAAACGGGTTTTCAGGAGTATGAGACCCAGATCGGGGCGGTGCAGACCATCCTGGCCAACACCCAGCACGAGGGGACCAACCTCCAGCAGGTGAACCGGGCCCTGGATGAGCTGAATACCTACGCGGATAAGACCATCTACAACTTTACCGAGATGACCCGGAACATCGGCACGTTCACCGCGGCCGGCGTCAACCTGCGGACCTCGGTGGACTCCATCAAGGGTATCGCTAACCTGGCGGCCATTTCGGGCTCCACCTCCCAGCAGGCATCCACAGCCATGTACCAGCTCTCCCAGGCCCTGGCCGCAGGCAAGGTCTCCCTGATGGACTGGAACTCTGTGGTCAACGCCGGTATGGGCGGCAAGGTGTTCCAGGACGCCCTGGTGCGCACCTCCGAGCTGCTGGGCACCGGCGCGCAGAACGCCATCAATATGTACGGCTCCTTCCGGGAGTCCCTCACCAGAGGCGAGTGGCTCACCACAGAGGTGCTTACCGAGACCCTGAAGCAGTTTGCCGGCGCGTACAGCGAGGCCGACCTGATCCAGCAGGGATTCTCGGAGGCCCAGGCCCGGGACATCGCCCAAATGGCGAAGACGGCGGAGGACGCCGCCACCAAGGTCAAGACCTTTACCCAGCTCTGGGACACCCTGAAGGAGAGCGCTCAGTCCGGCTGGACCACCACATGGGAAATCCTGGTTGGCGACTTTGAGGAAGCCAAGGAAGTGCTGACCGAGGTGTCCGACGCCATTGGCGGCGTGATCAGCGAGACCTCCCAGGCGAGAAACGAATTACTCAGCGGCGGTCTCAGCTCCGGCTGGAAGCAGCTGCTGGACCAGGGCATCGCCGATGAGGGCGGGTTCATTGAATCCATCCAGGAGGTGGCCCGAGAGAGCGGCGACGCCTTTGACAAGCTGGTGGCCGACTCGGAGAGCTTCAGTGACGCGCTGAAGCAGGGGCTGACGGACGGGGTCGTATCCTCCGAGACCCTGACGCAGGCGGT